AGATATTGAAGAGCGACAAGGAGACACTTCATAATGTCAGTTAAATCTTTCAAGTTTATTTCCCCTGGTATTTTTATCAACGAAATTGACAACTCACAATTGCCCGCTATCCCTGCTGAGATTGGTCCGGTAGTTATTGGCAGAACGGAGCGAGGACCAGGCATGCGCCCGGTCAAAGTTAGCTCATTTTCTGAATATGTGAGAATTTTTGGAAATCCGATTCCCGGCGGGCAGGGTGGAGATGTTTGGCGTAATGGCAATTATCTTGCGCCAACGTATGCTGCATATGCCGCTCAAGCTTATTTAAGAAACAGCAATGCTCTAACCGTTGTCCGTCTTCTCGGCGCTCAAAGCAGTCAAGTTGCTGACGGTGGAGCAGGAGAAGCAGGCTGGCAAACAGCGGCATCCAATACATCCACCACCGCAACCAACGGAGGCGCCTATGGTCTTTTTGTTTTTCCATCGGGTACCGTTGGTACACATGTGTCAGGTGCTCTGGCAGCAGTGTGGTATCTTAACGAAGGATCGATTGAGCTTTCTGGTACTGTCCGTGGTTCAACTCAAGTGGTTTCAGGATCCGCAGTATTGATTAAGGATGCGAAACAAGCTGGTGATTCGTCTGCTGCAGAGAATGAATACAAAGTGCTTATTAAAGATAGCAATGGTGCGCTTCAAAAATGCACATCATTTAACTTCTCTCGCTCAAGTGCAAAATATCTTCGCAAAGTATTTAACACAAATCCAACACTTATTAACGAGGACATCACACGAACAGCCCAGCTTGAGACTTATTGGCTTGGACCTTCTTTCGAGCGCCACTTGGAAACATACGCAAACACATCCTCTTATGGTGTGATTCTTGGACTAGACGAAAGTTCCAATAACTATAATGCAGCCAATTTCCGATTTGGATTCCAGGCAGCACAAACTCCTTGGATCATTGCACAAGACCTTCAATCTGCTTTTGCTAATTTTGACGCACAAAACATGACCAAATTGTTTAAATTCCACACACTGGATGCAGGAGAGGACGAGCAACAAAAAGTTAAAATTTCTATCGTAGACATTAAAAAGTCAACTAATGATTTTGATCCTTATGGTTCATTCAGTGTTGAAATTCGTGATGCCCGCGACAATGATAATGCCCCTATTATTATTGAGCGTTATAGTTCTGTAAACCTCAATCCCAACTCACCTCGATATATTGCAAGAGTTATCGGTGATAGGTTTATTGAGTGGGATGATACCGAGCGTCGTTATCGTGTTTATGGAGATTACGATAATGCCTCCTCACTTATTCGCGTTGAAATGAATCAGGACGTTGGAGACGGATCGACCGATGCAAGGCTTCTGCCTTTCGGCTCATTTGGTCCAATTCGTTTCAAAACTTGGACATTCCTTTCAGGTGGTGCTGAACCCGCAAATAGATGGGTTAATGGCGCTCAAGATATTCCGCATGGATATCCGTTTGGCACCCAGGCTTTCATGGCTGTTAGTACCGGAAGCGCTCTTGCAGGCGATGCTGTGTTTGATTTTACTGGCTCTATTTTCTACCCAACAATGAACTTAAGAGTTAGTGCTTCTGATGGAAACATCCCTGATCCACTAGATGCCTATTTCGGAGTGGACACCACTCAAGGCGCAAACAATCGTTTTGAAGACAGCTATGTTGATTTGGTTAGAGTACTCCCTGATGCAGTCAGCGGATTTACTACTACGACATCAACTGAGTTTTCTTACATCTTTACGCTCGACGATCTAAGTTCATCAAACGGTGGAACTTCGGGAGAAGTTGCGGTGTACACTTCTGGATCTCGCGCCGATGGTCAATCGTTTACTGCTGTTAGTGGAACCTATGAGCAAGTACTCGATATGGGATATAATAGATTTACTGTGCCCCTTCAAGGCGGGTTTAATGGGCTCGATGTCAGAGAGAAAGAACCATTTAACAATACAGACTTGAATGGAGGAACAGATACCACAAATTATGCGTACTACAGTGCCCGCCGTGCTATTGATACACTTGCAAATGCTGAAGAAGTTGAATATAACTTGATGGCAATGCCAGGTATTTACAATGAAGCGTTGACAACTCACATGATTGAGACATGTGAGGCTCGTGGAGACGCCATGGCGGTTATTGATCTGGATACGGGATATCGTGCAGATACTGAAAATACACAGTCAGTTCAGCAAAACCGTGGCTCTGTTTCAACCGCAATTACTAATTTAACAAACCGTAGGTTAAATTCGAGCTATGGCTGTGCCTACTATCCATGGGTTCAGATTCGCGACACTATTAGTGATAGCTTGTTATTCGTGCCACCTTCGATTGTTGCTCTTGGAACATTTTCAAGTGCCCAGCGCAATTCGGAACTTTGGTTCGCTCCAGCCGGCTTTACTCGCGGAGGACTTACCGAAGGATCGGCAGGGCTTCCTGTAATCCAAGCTCGCGAGCGTCTTACCTCGAAGAATCGCGATGATCTTTATGAGGCAAATATTAATCCAATTGCCACATTCCCAGCAGAAGGTATTGTAATCTTTGGACAGAAAACACTTCAAGTAACTCCATCTGCTCTTGATAGAATCAACGTTCGTCGCTTGATGATTTTTGTTAAGAAAGAGATTTCTAGAATTGCAGCGACAATCTTGTTTGATCAAAATGTTCAAGCAACTTGGAACCGTTTTAATTCTAAAGCAGACGACTTCTTGCGAAATGTCCAAGCTCGACTGGGACTTACTGATTACAAGATTGTCCTTGACGATAGCACAACGACACCAGAGTTGGTTGACAGAAACGTCATGTATGCCAAGATTTTCTTGAAGCCTGCTAGATCTATTGAGTTTATTGCTCTTGACTTTGTGATTACAAATACGGGTGCCGGGTTTGAGGATTAATAAACAAGAGACTATATATTATACACGGAGACTTATAAATAATGAGTAAAACAGATTTTTGGATAAACCCAAGTTTTGAACCAAAAAGACAATTTAGATTTTTAGTGCAATTATCGCTTCCTGATAGCAGTGGTGGTGAGCAAGACGTGCAATTCCTTGCAAAGTCTGTTGATCGTCCGTCATATTCTATTAGCTCAAATGATCATCAGTTTTTTAATCACACCTTTTACTATCCCG